TTTTGGAGGAGGTGAACAAGCTATGCAGAGCGAAATGCCCGCGCCGGGCAGCTATGAGCCGTTCCGCCTGAAAGAGAAAATCGGGGAAATGATGGACTACGGCAGACCACTGACAAAAGGGTTTAGCCGTAAAGATCGTGACCTTGCGGACGGATTGCGGGATTCCATGCTGAAAATGTACCATTTGGCCGTTGAGCTGGAAAAGAAATACTACCGTAAGACTACCGCGCAGGAGCTTGATGTGGAACTGGAATGGCTGCGCAATCTGGTGAGGATGGCGGCAAACAAAGACCTTTGCGGTGCGAAGTTTGCCCCGCCGCTGTCCATGCACCAGTACGAAACATGGGCAAGGTACAATACAGAAATCGGCTGCTTGCTGGGCAAGTATATTGCCAGCGTGAAAAAGTAGCCGTTTTTCTTTGGGAACGGGCCATTTACGGTGCCTGATTCGCGGTGGCAACTGGAACAATGGCGGCAACGCTGGGGTGTTCAATTCCAACCTGAACAACCCGCGCTCCAATGCCAACGGCAACATCGGGGGCCGTTCCGCTTTTCGTCTGTCAAATGCCAATTTAGGGCGGTGGTTCTGCGCCGCAAGGGGGCTGTGGCCTACGGGGTACAGCAGGAAGTGCAGACTAAAAGGGGCCTGTTTCCGTTCCCGCTTAGACAGGGTGGGAAAAAATTTGTATTGCCGTGGAGGCGGAAACGCCACACACGGCTTGGAGAGATTATTGGATGAAACACTGTCAGCAGGAAATGACGGTGATTCAAAACGCTTGGCCGGTGGTGTGCAATTTTGGTTGGCTGATTGAGGCCGACAGGAACGCCCGCAAGGGCAAGCGATACCGCGCCGAGGTTTTGAATTTTACCGCGCGGCTTGAAGATAACCTGTTCACCATACAGCAAGGTATGATGAACGGCAGCTATGTGCTGGGGCCATACCGCAAGCTGTGGGTGTATGTGCCCAAGAAGCGGCTGGTGATGGCGCTGGACTACCCGGACAGAATTGTGCAATGGAGCCTGTACCTGTATTTGAATCCGATCTATGACAGGCTTTTTATTGAGGATTCCTACGCTTGCCGAAAGGACAAGGGCAGCCATAAGGCCGCCAAGCGCCTGCAATACTGGATGTGCCAAGTGCAGCGCAAGCCGGGGCCGGGCTGGTACTGCCTGAAACTGGACATAAGCAAATACTTTTACCGGGTGAACCACGAAAAGCTGCTGGCGATCTTGGAGCGGCGGGTGAAAGACCCCGCCATGATGGCGTTTATACGGGGCGTGGTGAACAGCAGAGCAGAGCCGTTTGGCCTGCCGCGCTGGCGGACACCGCAGGACACGCCGCCGGAAGAATGGCTATACGAAGTGGGTATGCCAATAGGCAACCTGACAAGCCAGCTATTTGCAAACATCTACTTAAACGAGCTTGACCAGTATTGCAAGCACAAGCTGAAAATCCATTACTATATCCGCTACATGGACGATGTAATCATCTTGGGGCCGGACAAGGAAACCTTGCACCGCTGGAAAGCGGCGGTGGAAACTTTCTTGCGGGAGGAACTGGCGCTTGATTTGAACAGCAAGACCAGCATACGCCCGGTGCGCCAAGGGGTTGAATTTGTTGGTGTACGGATATGGCCCACCCACATGAAGCTGCGGAAAAGCACCGTGCGCCGCATAAAGCGGGAGGTGCGCAAGATCAGTGCTTTGTATGCTGCTGGCGACATGACACAGCAGGATTTTTACCGGCGCGTTGCCAGCATTAGGGGGTTGCTAAAGCACACGGAGAGCGCAAGCCTGCGGTGGCGGCTGAACGAGATTTACCGGGCGGAACTGGAAAAGGGCGGACAAAAACGACTGCGAGAGGAGGCACAGCATGAGCCATTTGCAGATCATAGCGGAACTGGAAGCGGTGACGGAAACGCAGGCACGGGTTATCAAGATCATGGCGACCCGGCTTGCAGAGTTGGGTGACACCGTGACCGGGCGTGACGAAATTGTGCAGGCCGACAAGGCATACCGCGACGCCATAGGCGGCGACGAGTGGCCGGACTGGGTAGAGAAAGGAGGAGAAGACGATGGAGAACCCTATCACACGGGCGGAGCATGAGGAGTTCCGCCGCCGCTTGGAGGAGGAAAACAAGCGGCAGGACGCCCGCATTGGTATTTTGGAGGACAGTGTGCGTCAGATCGGCGCGTTGGCAACCAGCGTGGAAAAGCTGGCCGTGAGTATGCAAAGTATGCTGAAAGAGCAGGAAAAGCAGGGCAAACGGCTGGAAGCGTTGGAGGGCCGCGACGGCGAGAAGTGGCGCAAAGTCATGGGCTACATCGCCACGGCGATTGTGGGCGTTGTGCTTGGCTACCTGTTTAAGCAGATCGGTATGTGAGGGGGCGTGGGAATGTGAAGAATAGCGTTGAAAGTGTTGAAAACGCCGCAGAGAAAAAGGAACGCCGGAACATCAAGGTTATGGATTTGATCTTGGTGATCGTCGGCGTTTCTTTGTTGGTGTTCACCATCGTTATGATTCAGCTTTTCAAGGTATACGGCACGGTGCCGGACACCTTGATTACCTGCGTTTTTGCTACCCTTGGCGGTGAGTGCGGCATTATGGGCTGGATTAAGACCACCAAAGACCGCAATCGGGAACGGAAGTGGGAACAGGAGGACAAGCAGGAGGCAAAGGCCGAGGCAGCGGAGGTGCCGCCCGGCGATATGCCCGGCGCATAATGCGTAAACAGAAAACCACGGAGGGCTGCGGGTGCGGCCCTCCCGCTTTTTTGGAGGGAACCGTATGGAACAAAGAAAATTTCTCGCAATCGTGGGGCCGCTGGCGCAGGAGGATATGCAGAAAAGCGGAATCCTTGCCAGCCTGACCATTGCGCAGGCAATCTTGGAAAGCGGCTGGGGAACATCGGAGCTTGCCACCAAGGCTAACGCCCTGTTCGGCATTAAGGCTGACGCGCGGTGGAGCGGGAAAGCGTACAGCAAGGACACCAAGGAATGTTACGACGGTGTGACCTACGCCACCATTACCGCGCTGTTCCGTGCCTATGACAGTTGGGCAGAAAGCGTTACCGACCATAGCGCGTTTTTGTTGGCGAACAAGCGGTATGCGGCAGTGGTTGGCGAGCGCGACTACAAGGCCGCCTGCAAAGCAATCAAGGCGGCGGGCTATGCCACCGACCCCGGCTACCCGCAAAAGCTGATTGGGTTGATTGAGAAATACGGCTTGACCGTGTACGACGGCAAGGCGGAACAGGAGGACAAAACGAGTATGAATATCAGCATTACCAAGAAAACCAGTACCCACAACACCACGGCGGCAGCAGGCCGCGCAATCCGGTACATCGTTGTGCATTACACAGCCGGTGTGACCTCTAAGCCGGGCAGCGCGGCGGGCACAGCCTCTTACTTTGGCAGCACCCCTAAGTGGGTTTCGGCGGACTTCATCGTGGACGACGGCGGCGCGGTGCAGTACAACGGGGACATTCGCAACCGCTACACTTGGCACTGCGGCGGCGGAAAGTACAACACCAAGGGCGGCGCTTACTACGGCAAGGCCACGAACCGCAACACCATTGGTATTGAGGTTTGCTCTACCAACAACACCGGCAAAATGACTGCTGCCAACGACAGCCATTGGAGCTTTACGGACAAGGTTGTGAGCAACCTTGTGGAGCTGGTGAAGTACCTGATGGCAGAATACGGCATTGACGCCGCCCATGTTATCCGCCACTACGATGTGAACGGAAAGCCGTGCCCCGGTATCATCGGCTGGAACGAGGACACCGGCAGCGCCGCCAAGTGGGCCGCGTTCAAAGCCCGCCTTGGCGCAGCTACCCCCGGCGGGCAGACCGGCGGCAGCACGAACACCGGCACCGCCACGGGCAACACTGCGCTGACATACAAGGTGGGCGACATTGTGCAGTTTGCGGGCGGCAAGCACTACGCCAACGCGCAGGCTACCAGCGGCACCACCGTGAAGCCCGGCCCGGCCAAGGTGACGGCAGTTGCCACGGCGGGCAAGCACCCGTACCACCTTGTACATACGGACGGCACCAGCACCGTGTATGGCTGGGTGGACGCGGCGGCCATTACCGGCAAAGCAAGCGCTACCCAGGCGGTCAAGACCTACACCGTGAAAGCGGGCGACAGCCTGTGGCGCATTGCTGCGCAGCAGCTTGGCAACGGTGCCCGCTACAAGGAGATCAAGACCCTGAACGGGTTGAAAAATAACACCATCCACGCCGGGCAGGTTTTGAAGCTGCCCAACTGACCGACTATATATAGGAGGAAAAGATCATGAATGAAGTTGTGACCATCGTTGTGAACAATCTGCTGGAAATCGTGTTTGCGGTGCTGGGTGCGTCCTTTACCGCGCTGGTTATCCCGTGGCTGAAAGACACCGGCCTGCCTTGGCTGAAAGAAAAGCGCCTGTACTCCATCGTGAAGAAGTTCGTGGAGGCAGCCGAGAAGCAGGCCGAGGCGGGCACCATTGACAAGGCGACCAAGAAACGCTTTGTCGTGGAGCTGTTGGAGGCAAACGGCATTACTGTTACCCCGGAGATCGACGCCTTTATTGAGGCGGCGGTGAAAGAACTTGACCTTGCCGAGAAAAACGCCATTGGGGAGATCGGGAAAATTTTTTCTGACACCGAGCAGACCCCGCAGAACTAAATACTAAGATATGGCCCCGGTTGCTGTTCGTTTTGAACGGTGGCCGGGGCCTTTTCTGTTATGCGGAGAGGTTGACAAAAGTGCCGCAGACCTCTATTTTTGAATGGTATTGTGTGCTAAAGCTGCACAGAACGGCAGAAGCCGACACTTGCAGCGCAGATATTGGAGAGGAGGAAACACAGTGCGAACCTATAAGCACCTGACCATGACAGACCGCTTGCGCATAGAAAAGTGGCTGAAAATGGGGATGAAGCCGCGAGAGATCGCGGACAAGCTGCGCGTTCATGTTTCGACTATTTACCGGGAGTTGAAGCGCGGCGCGTATGACAGGCTGGACGGCGCGACATGGGAGGTCAAGACCGCGTACAGCCCGGACATTGCCGAGGATAAATACCAAGCCCACCTACGGGAGAAAGGGCCGGACTTGAAAATAGGCAATGACCATGAGCTGGCAAACTACATTGAAACCACGATCATAAACAAGGATTGCAGCCCGGCGGCGGTGCTGGGGTTTGCCATGATCGAGGGGAAGAAGTTCAAAACCAGTTTGTCGGTGCCGACGATCTACAAGTACATTGCCAAGGGCTTGTTCTTGAACCTGACGCAAGAGGAGCTGCCCCGGCACGGAAAGAAGAAACATAAATATAAGAAAGTGAAAAAGAATAAAAGCGCCAGCCGCGCCCCGGCGGGTGAAAGTATTGAACAGCGCCCGGAGGAGATCGACGAGCGGGAGGAGTTCGGCCATTGGGAGGGCGACACCGTGTACAGTGGCAGGGGAAAGCGCAAGACCACCCGCGCCCTGCTGACCCTGACCGAGCGCAAGACCCGGAAAGAGATCATTATAGCGATACCGAACCGCAAGGCTGAAACGGTGGTCAAGGCGCTGGACGCACTGGAACGGAAACTTGGTGCCCGGCGGTTTAGGGCAATCTTCAAAAGCATTACCTTTGACAACGGCACCGAGTTTGCGGCGGCGGAGGGGCTGGAACGCTCTTGCGTCAACAAGCGCCTGCCACGGACTAAAGTGTATTTCTGCCACCCGTATTCCTCTTGGGAGCGGGGCACCAACGAGAACACCAACGGCATGATTCGGCGGCGGTTTCCCAAGGGCACGAACTTTGCGGCGGTGACGAACGCGCAGATCGCGCAGGCCGAAAACTGGATAAATAATTATCCACGGAAGATATTGGGGTACAGGTCAAGCGAGATCGTATTTAGGGAGTGCCTGCGGGAACTGGGCATTGCGGCATGATGGGTAGATAAAGAGAGCAAAATATAGATAAATCGTTGAAAAAGGCGTGATGTGGTATAGTCGGTGCAATAGAATAGGGGTTATAACAGGCTGCCAACAAAAGAGTGGATGTTGACGGCCTTGTTGTGGTGCGATAAAATGTACAAAAATATAGGCAAAAAGTTGTTGCATTTGACTATTGAATTTTTCAAGCAGCGCCTTTTTTGCCTTTTCCCTTGCTTTACGTCACATCTTGCTCTATAATAAAATG